TTTCATTCCTTTGGGAACGATGGCACAAGATCCGACGCGCAACAAGTCCGATGCCAATGAATTCCAATATCAGTACAACAACCAGCCGGCACCGGGTATTCACAACTTCCACGGTGGCTACAAGAATGCTCCGGGAAGCGCAATCGCTCAGGAACGTGGCTACAAGGGATACACGACGGAACAACTCCAGAACTACGGTTTCAGGGCGGATGATCGTCGTGGTAAGGCGAATAGACCTGGTAACGCGGGTCGTATGAATGTTCGGGAAACCGCTTTGAAGCAAGGTGGTGTTCTTTCCAGTGTTCGAGCCGATACCACGCGTATCGACGGTCGCATGAATGCCGCGAATGGTGGTTGGACGCAACACTACACGAATGACAAATACTACAACTTTAACCCGTACAAGGGTAACGAAAACCCGAACGCCAAGTGTAATGAACTCGACGTGGCGAAGAACCAGCTCTCAAAGAATCCGTTGGCGCAGCGCTTCTATTAGAATGATTTAGATATACCAGAGTAAAACACTCATTAAAATATTGTGCCTATATTTTAATGAAGGTCTACAGCCTCGACATTGATAGCAGTGAAAGAGATGCTACTTTGTATCCGTCACCATCGAATTACATCGTGAGTTTGAAAAATCCAATCTATAACGTTTCGAAGATTTCACTCGTATCAGCGAAGATTCCAAACACACAATTACTCATTCATTCTGCAAATAAGTCGTTTACTGTGGATGGAACGCTCGTCACGCTTGACGAGACAAACTATTCGAACGCACACGACCTCGCTTCCGATCTATTGAATGATCTCGCACCACCCGTGTCCAACGTAACATCCGTCGTGTACGACGATGATACGAACGCACTGACATTTTCAAATGTAGGTGATTCGAATACGTTTACGTTTGAGTTTAATTCCGGTGTAAATGGATACACGAGTAACACGTCCTCAAATACAACACCACACCAGGTTTTAGGTCTCGCTTCACTTGATTACACATCGACGAATGGTCGTATTGTTACTGGTGCCGTAAACCTCTCTGGACCAACTTCTATCATTATTCGTTTAACTTCTGGCTCCGATCAGTTTAATAAAACAGTTTACTCAAATACACCCTTTTATACGGGGCGCATTCTCACGAAAAATGGTGAAATCATTCACGCGGGTGCCGACGATCCACTCACACACGAATTTCACTCCGGACCACAGAGATCTATTCGTGATATACGAGTTGAGTTTTTCTATATGAGTCATGGGCGACTCATTCCGTATGATTTTAGAAACCAGGAACATATACTTAAGTTTGAAATTACAGGATCTACGGACAAACTTGAAAGTTTACCTAAAGTTGATCGAAAAACGGAGTTACCGCCACCAATAAGTATTCCCGAACTAGAGAATCCTTATAGATGGAAAGAGTATGCTTCCATAGCTTTGATTGTGTTTATCGGTATCATCGCATTAGTGCTCACGAAACGGAAACCGCTTACGCCCGCGTAACCGCGTAGACCGGTTGGAGCGGCTTGCGGACACGAGACGACACTTGAGACATGACCAAGTAGACGGTCACGGACAAGAGAGTCGTGAACAAGGCGGTGAGCGTGTAGTGCATACCACCGTTGCGCTGAACCTTAACGATTTGGTTAATCAAAAATCGAACCAAGTCCATCCACGCGAGCGCAGCCGCGAAGGAGAAACCCGCAACGACGGCGTTGAGGGACTGAGACTCGAGTTCCTGGGTGACCAAGTTGACAGCGTCGATCGCCTGCTTCATTGTATAATATAATATACAAACAGAAATTATTCCGGGAGTAGATCTTCTTCGAGTGCAATTTTTTTGTATTGTACTTTTTTGTATCCCCTCGTCCTGGGTGTGTCACTGTCACTATCCGAATCCGAATCGGAGTCAGATGCACTATCGTCATCTATGAGTTTAAATTCATTCGTTGACCATCCCTCCACAGTGCTCATTACTATTAATGGCATTTTTTAAGAGCTCTTCTACCGGACTTTGTGGTTTCCATGAGTCCCATGCATCGTACGCTTCGTTTATCGCCTTGAACGCTGGGTCGTCTCCTGAATAACGAACAAATTCAATACTGTCATCGTCGATGATATCGAGATCATCGATATCTTCGTCTTCGTCAGTATCATTGTATATTTCTGGAAAGAAACTTCCGATGTGTTGTCCGACTGTTCGCATGGCACAATACTTTGCGGCGTATTCGAAATCCTTACTGACGACGGCTTCACGACCACACGCTTTCGCGTATTCACATGAAAGTACGATAGCTCTTTCGATCACCGGTGTCACAATATCTATGAGAGTTTTCAAATGACTTTCATACATATCGTTATCATTACCAGTTGGATCAAATCCAGTCTTCATTTATTAGTTGTGTTCAAAAATAGTTTGTGCGATTCCATCCATTATTCGAAGGACGTTGTAACTTAGGGCATAGACCCTCAAATCGCGATCATGTGTATCGTTTGGTGTGAGATTCATTTTGAGTGTTTGATTCTTCACGAGTGTGAAATTCTTCTGGCCTGTGGGATATGGTTTTTCCGGTTCAAATCCAAAATTGTACGAATAGAATCGTCGAATGAGTGGTGTTTTTGAGTGGTGAATACCGGGTTGAAGCGCCTTGAGAAACATAAACTTCCCAGTTTCCCCTGCGATGATTTGTTCATCGTCGAGTCGTAAATCAAGTGATACGAGGTTTTCATAAAAGAAGAGTCGATTATCGACGGCGATATATATGTTATCGTAATCAAATGGCGTCACAAAGTCACTAAATTTTCGATTGTTTTCGCGTTGGAACACGAAAAAGAGTTCTTTTACTGGATTCATGAATGCCAGATTTACTGTGTTATCACGGATTCCCTTTGGAATCTTGAACGCGTTCTCTTGAATCTGTGTGATGACAAAATCGCGACGCGTGTGTTGAATCTTGAGTCTTTCTGCACTTTCAAGGAAAATGAGTTCGAGATTCATATTGAATTTTTTGATTCGGTTCTCGAGATAGGAACGTTTCAATTGATCATAGACACGCACGTGACCAGCACTCGTACCGGTGCCGTCGTTTGATTTTGCACCCGCGGCGACACGCGATCCATCACCCGAAATAGCCACCGACCAACCAAGTTCGTCTCCGAGAGCTTCGGCGTCTAGATCTTTACCCACCCGTGCCCATCCATTCATACCGTAGCTATACACGCGTACATGTCCAGCATCCGTTCCAGTTCCATCGTTCAAGTTTGCACCGACAACGAGAATACTACCATCATCCGAAAGTGCGACGGAAGTACCGCTTTGATCACCCAACGCCTCACCGTCGACATCTGAACCAAGTTGTGTCCACCCATTCGTCGTTGAATATTCAAATACTCGGACGTGTCCGGTCGAAGACGTATTTCTCGGAGCACCCACAGCGAGTCTGTGTCCATCCCTCGAAAACTTTATCGAAAAGCCGAATTCGTCCCCGGGGTTTTCACTTTCGATGTAGTCACCAAGCGGAAGCCACTGCTGTGATGTAGAATTGTAATACACGGTTCGAACATAACTCGTTCCATCTGGGTTATTTGCACCACCCGCAACGCGTGTACCGTCTCCTGAAATGGATACACTGTATCCAAGTGCATCACCGGTCGCTTGTCCAAATTCCATATGTTTTTGAGTCCACGCACCTTCTTCATATTTGTAAATGTAAAATACACCTTGTGACGTAGAATATCCTCGACCACCGATGACAATGGTATTTCCATCATTCGATAATTGAAGCGCAGCGCCAAAGTTTAGATTTTGGGTCGTCGCGTGTGTGATCGGATTTATCTCTTCCCCACTACCCCACGTGGTTCCATTCCATCTATAAATTTTCACTTGCCCGTTATTTGAAATAGCGTTATAGTTGTGATCGGGTGCACCCACCGCCAGTATGGTACCGTCAGCCGACAAAGAAACAGCTTGACCAAAGAAATCATTTGCGACAGCGCCGTCTATATCTGTACCCATTTGTGTCCACGTCTGATTGATGAGACGGTACACACGCACGTGACCAGAATCATTCGGAACGGCGTCGTTGTTCGGGGCGCCGACCGCCATGATTGACCCATCTTTCGACATGGCAACTGAAAACCCTGATTCATCACCAGTCGCTTCACCATCGATATCGATACCAATCTGGAGATAATTACCAACTTCATATCCAATACCAGCGGTCGTGTGTGGTGCGTATGACGTTACGTTATTCAAGGATATGGTCGTGTTGTCAATAACAACGTCTTCAATGTTTCTGAGTTTTATTTCAATCTCGACTTCTTGTTTGTCAATCGCACACAGCGGTATCGCGAGTTCTGGGTTCTTATAAAAGTAAAATGGAACATCGACAAAGTATTTTTGTGTGGATGTGGCTGGTCCAAGATATCCAACGATCGATGGATCGGCCACCCGTACAGAAGACTGTCTATTTGGATACTTTCCTATGAGTTTGGACAAAGCCGTTTGGTTTGTTTGTGTGCAGTTTTGTTCCGAATAAATTTGAAGGTAATCACTCGGAATACGCTGTATGACTTTTCCACCGATGATGAGATCTACATATTCAATCATGGCATGAGCGATAGATTCTATGTAACCAATACCACTACTCGATGCGTTCGGAATGGCTTCGAGTTCAATCTCAAAGCTTACCGTTTTTAACAGGTCTCCCACATTTACCGGAATTCGACTGCGAAGTATACTACCGAATTCTGGAACGCCATCAAAATCTAGCTTCGTGAACGTCTTCGCGAAATTTGTATGCCTGGAAAAACGTTTTGTGAAATACGTAAACTGTGGTTCAACCGTAAAAAACCTGTCCTGTGGACCGGTTGTCTCGAGCTGAAGTCTACCAGCCATTACTACTATAAAGGGTTAAAATTTTAAACCGGCTAACCCACTTTGAATGCGCAAGACATTGTAATTTTTTGCATAAACACGAACCGTGTTCGTGCCATTCGTGGTTGAATCAAGTTTTACTGTAAAGAGTTTATGGTACACACGACTCATGTTCACTTGACCCGTTGGATATTCAACCTGGGGTCTTTCAGAAAACGAATACACACCGAAGATTGGATTGACCGCCGTAACACCAAGCACCGTGGGTGAGTTTGTGTGATGCGCGAATGGTTGTTGATATGTGATAAAGTTGTGATCTGCGTTGAAAACCTGATTATCATTAAACTTGAGTTCGACATTATCAATCTTTTCAAAATTTAAGGGAAGGTTATTGCTTGTGTAGTAGTCATTTTGGGCGACAAAATACATTTCTTTGACTGGGTGTTGAAATTTAAGCATCACCGACTTTGTATCTAAGCCGTATGGCATTGTGAACTGTGACATTTGGAGTTGTGTGATGACGTATTCGAGTGGACGGGTCAACAAATAGTTCTTTTCATCATTTCCAATAAAGACGAATTCCGTGTCCATAGAAATATTCTTGATCGCCGCGGTCACGTTCGTGGGAACGATGTTATTCTTAGTGTCACGGACAATCTTATTGAGTGGTCGTAGCTTGACACGCACTTCAACCAATTGTTTTGTGAGAGCACAAATCGGAATCGAGAGATTTGGAAATCTATAGAAAAAGAATGGCAGATCG